CTCAACGACATCACCGAAAAACTCGTCCTTGACTTGGAAATCTTCAACGGGTTTGCGGTTGCCGTCACTTGGAACAAAATGGGAACCATTGCGAAAATGGAACACATACCCTTTGAGAAAATCCGAGTGGACAAAGACGAGCGGATGTTTCAAGTCGCTGACTGGTACAACGACGACATGGTCCAACTATATCCCAAAATCGGCGATGTAGAGAAAATCCCCGCCTTTGATGCTGACAACCGCATCGGCAAGCAACTGTTCTACTATCGGGTCTATGCAGCAGGCGTGAAGTCCTATCCGCTGCCCGAATACATGGGAGGCTTGGCTTGGATAGAAGCGGATGTGCAGGTGGCGAACTTCCACAACAACAACCTGCGGAATAACTTTTGGGGCGGGTATTTGATAAACTTCAACAACGGCATTCCTACACCCGAAGAACAGGGCGACATTGAACGCCAAATCAAGCGCAAGTTCAGCGGGACCGACAATGCAGGCCGCTTTGTGGTGACTTTTAATGACGATGTCAGCAAGGCCCCGACGCTTGAACCGCTGACCCCGTCCGATATGGACAAGCAGTTTGAGATTCTCAACAAAGCCATCCAGCAAGAAATCTTCATTTCGCACCGTGTCGTGAACCCCATGCTATTCGGAGTGAAGACCGAAGGCCAACTGGGTGGACGGCAGGAACTGGTTGAGGCTTACGAGTTATTCAAGGCGACCTATGTCAATGACAGGGTGCGCAAGGTGGAGCGGATGATTAACTATTTGGGTTCGTTCAATGGCGTGGAAGGGATGGAATTGATACCCGTGGAACCCATCACCGAGCGATTGAGTGAGCAAGCCCTGCTGACCATCATGACCCCCGAAGAACTCCGTGAGAAAGCGGGCCTCCCTGCTTTGGAAAAGCAACCCGCCGATGTGGTCGGACCGAATCCCCAGCCCGACGAGCAACCGCAAACACCTGCACAACTTTCCAACGACAACATCAAGAAACTGTCGGGCCGTGAGTACCAGAACTTGATGCGTATCGTTCGGCACTATGCCCAAGAAAAAATCACCTTGGAGATGGCCCGCACGATGTTGTCCGCTGGATTCGGGTTGACCCCTGAAGAGGTCAACACCCTGCTCGGAGTTCAGGAACAAGCGTTTTCCGAGCCTACATGGGGCGAAGAAGATACCGAGGACTACGGATGGGGTGACGAGGAGTTCAAGGTCTTGGAGGTGGTCGCAAGCAAGTTTGGGAGCAACGCAGACGACTATGTTGTCATGCACTCCAAGCCAATGCGCTTTGATGCCGATTTAGACGACCAAGTGCGTCAAGCCTTTGCTGAACTGGGCGAGGAAGAGAAAGAGTTGGATAAGAAAATTGAAGCCTACCGCAAGAAGAACCGTGACGCATCCGTGGAAGAAATGGCCAAGGAGTTTGGAGTGAGCAAGGCCAAGGTCGCCAAGCGAGTGGCTTACCTAATCAACAAGGACCGCTACCCCATCGCCCGTGCCGTGGACCAAATCGCCAAGGAAGGAGTCAAGCCAACCGATGAACCCGTACTGGAAGTCCGCTACAAATACGCATGGGCCGCAGGATTCAGCAACAAGGACAAGAAGACCAGCCGTGAGTTCTGCAAGGTCATGCTGGACTTGGCTGACCAAGGCAAGGTCTATACACGGGATGACATCAACGGCATTTCCAACATCATGGGCTACTCCGTTTGGAATCGCAGAGGCGGTTGGTACCATACCGCAAGCGGAGTGAATCGTCCCCAATGCCGCCACATTTGGGAGCAGCAGATAGTAATCCGGAAAGGCAATAAAATCACGAAAGCATGAAGGCACTCTTTATCAGCGAACAGACGCTCTTGGACAACTCGGTCATAAACGAGAATGTATCGTTCACGCAAATACGGCCCACCATCGTCAAAGTGCAGGAGATGCGGATTCAGCCTATCGTTGGGTCGGCCTTGTACAACGAAATGGTGGGGCAGGTGGTCAGCGGCACGACTACGGCCTTGAACACGACGCTCTTGGAGGACTACATCCAACCCGCCATGGTGCAATGGCTCTACTACGAGTTGCCGATGGTCCTTGCCTTCAAGTACATGAACAAAGGAATGGTCCGCAGAACCAGCGAGGAATCTTCGCAGATGAGCATGGACGAAATCACAAGGCTGACTGACAAAGTGAAGAACGATGCGGAATGGTACTCGGAAAGGATTACCAGGTACTTGATGGAGAACCGCACCGACTACCCGCTCTTCAACTCCCCGCCATCGGCTCTTGATACTATTTACCCGAACGGAACCAATTACAACACGGGCATGGCCTTGGATGCCCGAACCCTGCGCCGGGGTGCTGGCTTGGACCGCCCTTGGCCTTATGGTTACGACCCCTACTGCAATAACTGTTGAACCCTATGGGAGCGCACTCAAAAAATATTCTGAAATTACAGGCTTATGTCATGGATAAAAATCAAGCAAGCACTCCTTGCGCTTGCAAATGCTCACCCGCAGGTAAACTCGTTCGGAACGGGGGACCCGCTTGCAATCGGAACGGACAACACGATAAACCTTCGCACCCCAAGCCGTGAGCGAATCGTCTATCCTCTCGTCTTTGCGGATGTGCAGTCAGCAAGCACGGATTTGGGTACTCTCAACCTTACTGTGGGTGTCTATTTCTCTGACCGAGTTGAATCCATTGCCACGATGGGTGGCGTGGTTTCGGGCAGTCCGACGCTTGGGTGGCAAGACAACGAAGACGAGGTTTTGAGCGACCAACTGCAAATCGCTCAGGACTTCATTTCAAGCCTTACAAACGACCCAACGCAAGAGTGGACGCTAAGTACCTCCGTGTCGCTTACGAGGTTTGTGGAGTCCCGTGACGACCGCACGGCGGGGTGGGTGGCTACGATGTCGTTCCAAATCCCATACTCTCACTCCGTTTGTGAAATTCCCTCCTAAAATACATTTACCCTAAAGCAACAAAATGCCTACTCCAATTCTACAACAAATACTCGGCCAAGGCGGCACGATGCAGTTCATTGACGCTGCTGTATCGGGCGCAAACTTTGACTTCATCGTTGTCAATACGGCTGCAACCTTCACGACCTTGACAGGTACTGGTGGCGAGAACCTGCTGACCGCTTACGCTATGTCGGGCAAGTCCGTATCTGCTGGAATAGTTATCAGCGGAAGGAACGGCGGGAAGATTACTGCCGTCACTCCATCGGTCGGAAGCGTCATCGGATACACCTTCCTCTAATGCTGATAGGCTACGGTTACGGCTATCCAATAACCACCCTGCAAGGCGGTGGCTTATCGGCATCTGCTTGGGCGGCATTCAATGCTCGTGCTGATGCTGATGGCGCATCCACGGCAGAGGCGGCGGTGAGCGGTTGCCTGTTCGGTCGCTTTGCTACGATTTACAACTTCTAAGAATGCCGACACCTTCCCTCCTGATAGTACCCGCACGATTCAAGTCGGGCAAGTTATACTCCCAAATCCCAACCAGCGGAGCAGGTGACTTCACGGTGACCCGTGCGACTGCGGCAACCCGTGTGAATGGGAGCGGCTTCATTGAATCGGTGGCTTCGGGAATACCTCGCTTGGATTACTTCGCAAGCGGTGGAACGGTTGGATGTCCTGCGCTTTTGGTTGAGCCGAGTGGGAGTAATTTGGCGTTGCAGAGTGAGAATTTCTTGACGACTTGGACGCAAACGAGTTTGGTAATCACAACAGGATTTACTTCACCATTTAATAATACCAACGGCACGCTAATTGAAGCGACTGCAAATACGGGGAGATTTCGACAAACTATCGCTGCAATCACAAGTGGAACAACTCACACCTTTTCCTTATTTGCACAGGCTGGAAACCTCGCGCTTGCGAGTGGTGTTTCTTTAACTATTCAAGAAGGAACTAACACAAACTTTGTGTCAGGAGTTGTCCAATCTTTTCGGCTTGATACAGGTACACTTGGCGCAAGTGGAACGCTTGGTGCTGGATTTACGCTAACAAGAGCAAGCATTGAAAACTATGGGAACGGATGGTATCGTTGCAATATGACGGTAACTGTATCGTACACTCCTGCTTCTGCTAATATAACGATTCGTCCAACATCCACAATAGTAAGCAATCTACCTGCAACCGTCAGCGGAGGAAGCGCATATATATGGGGCGCACAACTCGAAACAGGCTCGGTCGCAACCTCCTACATCCCCACCACAACGGCAGCAGTCACCCGCAACGCAGATGTGGTTACGGTAAGCGGAACGGCGAGCGGGAGTATCGGGCAGACGCAGGGTACCATTTATGCAGAGGTGGACATCAAAAATTTTACAAATGGAACAAGAATTTTAGCGATAAGCGATGGAACGCAAGCCAATAGGATAGCCATATTATTTAATACAACGAACAGGATTCGTCTTTTAGTAACAGTTACGAGTTCAACCCAAGCCGACATAAACACGGCAACAAATCAACCTGCTGGCATTTACAAGGTAGCGGTTGCATACGCTCTAAATGATTATGTTTTATATGTTAATGGGACGCAAATTGGAACTGATACAACCGCTTTGGTTCCCGCTTGTTCGTCAATTTTTCTTGGCACGCTTGAAACTGGAAGCGGCCTATCATCTCTCAACGACCGCATCCGTGCCGCCGCCCTATACAACACCCGCCTGACCAACGACCAACTCGCAGCCCTAACAACCCCGTAATGCCTACATTCCGCAAATACGAGTTTGCAATTTACGCTGATTTCCGCACCATTTACGATGCAGAAGCCTCGCCAAATACCTGTGTAGAATTGGGTCGCATCAACCCCGACAACCCGAAGGTGTATTGCGTGGACATCCTTTGGGAAGGCGAAGAACCCGAATATTGGAAGCAGCATCAAGTGTGGCCCGCCCCTTGCGGAGTGCATTCTTTCCTTGGATGGGATGCGCAATACGAAGCAGATTACCAAGAATTTGCAACACCGAATACGAAATAACATCTACCAATATGGGACTATTTCGCCGTAAAGCCAACCCCGAACAACCAAAACTTTCACTTATGCAATCAGCCATCATCGCCCTCCTTCGCCATTTACTCACCTTCATCGGCGGCACGCTTGTAGCCAAAGGCATCCTTGACGCAACCGCTTTGCAAGAAATCATCGGTGCGCTAATTACTTTGTTGTCAGTTGGTTGGATGGCCGTAGAGAAAGTAAAGGCTAAACCCGAAGCACCCAAGGCGTGAACTTGATTGAAACCACCATCATCGGCACGGTCAGCGCAATCGTTGGCGGTGCAGTTGCTTGGCTGACCAAGGGAAAGTTCACGGCAGATAGTTTGCAGGTGAAGCAAGCCCAAGCCGTGCTGGCGATGTGGCAGTCAACCGCCGAGGCCCAGCACAAAGAGTTGACCGAATTACGCAATGAACTTGTAGTTTTGCGTCAGCGGATAGAGAGTTTGGAGAACACAATCCAAGCGCTTGAAGCCGAGAACGCAAACCTCAAATCATTGCAATGATTCTACCACTAACCAAACACGCTCGCAACATCCACGACTTGACCTGCCAAAGCGGGCAGGAGTTCTTGTTAATCTCCGACCTGCATTGGGACAACCCCCATTGCGACAGGGGGCTGCTGACCAACCACCTAAAGGAAGCACAACGCAGGAACGCAGGAGTCATCGTCAACGGTGACTTTTTTTGTTTGATGCAAGGCAAAGGCGACCCACGCAGGAGCAAGGAGGACATCAGGGAAGAACACAACAACGCAAGGTACTTGGATAGTATCGTGAACACGGCGGTGGAATGGTTTGCCCCCTACGCCAAGAACCTGCTACTGGTTGGATATGGCAATCACGAAACCAGTATCATCCACCACCAAGAAACCGACATCCTGCAACGCTTTGCAAGTACCCTCAACTACGCCACGGGGTCAGCAGTTGAGGTTGGCGGCTACGGCGGCACCATTGACATCCGAGTGCAGCACGACCCCAATCGGGGGATGAACTTCGTCGTTCACTACTACCACGGTGCAGGCGGTGGTGGCCCAGTCACCAAGGGGGTCATCCAAGACCAACGCCTCCTCGCATCAGCCGAAGGTTACGACTTGACCTGGATGGGCCATGTCCACGAACTATATTATCACCAAAACATCATCCACAAATATGACCGCCAAACCAAGACCCTCATTCAAAAGCCTGTTCACCAACTTCGCACGGCTACTTACAAGGAGGAATGGGACGGCGGCTACATGGGCTTTCACACTGAACGAGGAAGAGGCCCGAAACCTTTGGGTGGATATTGGATGAAACTTGAAACCAGCCGCAACAAGAGCAAGGACAACAAGGGGACCGAGTTGCAACTCTACGCAACCTTCACGCCTGCGGATAGGTTGTACTAAGTTGTACGAAGTAATCGTACGCCTAAAGTAGCGGAATTCGCTACCTTGCGCAAAGGATTACTCTGCATGAAATATGCCGCATTATCCCTGCAAAGCCCCTTTAATGACGGGTTTCTCATTCATCCCTCCTGCGTGTCGTTGGCGGTCAAGTACAGGTAACCGTACTCTTTCTCGGCATTGAACTGCGGGCAAGCCTTGGTTACCCCTGGGAAGTCCCGATGGCCACAAATGCGGGCCTTCGGATATTTCTGCAACCAAGAGAGCAGCACCCCTGCGATGGCTTGCCTCTGCTGAATAGTTCGGTCGTCGCTATCCTTGCCGCCGATGTAGGACACATGGAGCGAGGTAGCGTTATGTCCTGCAACCCCGTTGGTTACTTTGTCATCGGTCGCCAAGGTCATGATGTTCCCGTTGGGTTCCACGATTTTGTGGTAGCCCACGGCCTTCCAACCCAACCCCTCCTTCCAATGTTTGCGGATGGATGCGATGGTGGTGTTCTTCGGGGTAGCCGTACAATGCACGACGAGGTGGGTGATTTGGCGCATGGTTATTCTTCGGGGTTAAGGAGTGGGTAATAACAAACGGTATGGTCCTGCTCGGTGGGCAACTGGGAAGCGGACACTTCGTGAATGCCGGACCACTGGGCTTTTGCCGGGTCATACCCAAGCAGTTCGCAAGCCCTGCGGTACTCGCACAGGAGGGCGTGGTTCTGCTCCAGGTCAGCGGGTGATATGGCTATCATCAGCCGCTCCAAGGCATTTGTGAGGGCTTTGGCGGGTCTTG